GTGCCGCGCACGATGTACCCGAGCTCTGCAGACGACTGCGAGACCTGGTTCGCCTTGGTGGAGCGGCGGCTCTCGAACTTCTCGAACACTTCAACCGGCACGAGTAACGATCTCCATTCTTGGGGTGGGGGTCAGGCGAACCGCAGTCCGTTGTCCTCGCTGGCATCCAACAAACGCTTGGTGTTCTTGGCCGTCGCTTCCGTGGCGCTGGCGGTGCGCTCGGCAGCATCCCCACCGGTGCCGAGGCCAGAGACCGCCGCAGAGCTGAACGTGCCGGTGACGCTGATCCCCTTGGCGATCCGATCGCCGAGGCCCGAGAGCCGGTCCTCGAAGTCGGCCAGAAGATCCCGTTGCGGACGACCGGGACCCTTCTCCGCGTCGGCCGCTTCGCGCTTCTTGCGGGCCTCTTCGATCGCGGCCGCGAGCTTCTGCTTGGCGGCGTCGAGCGCCGCCTGCGACTCGGCCAGCCCGGACTCGGTGCCCTTGCGGAGTGCCTCTTGGGCGTTCTCGAAGTTCTGGCCGATGCCTGCGAGCGTGGCCTCGTGCATCGCGGCGGCGTCCCTGCGCTGCGCTTCGCGTTCCTTATCGCGAGCAGTGACGGACTGCTGGGCGGCGTTCTCCAGTTCCACGAGCCTCGATTCGAGCTGCTGGTCGACCGCCTTCTTGGCCGCCTCGACATCGAGCCCGTCATCGAAGAGCCCCTGGATCTCCAGCATCCGCTTAGCGACCCACGAGGATGCCTCCTCCCAGATCATCTGGAAGCCGGTGGCGAAGTTGGTCCAGGTCTTCGAGAGGAAGGCCGTGGTTTCGATCCACGCGACTTCGAGGGCATGGAACACGATCTCGGCGGCGGCGAGCGCGCCGTACCACATGGAGTACGCCGTGGAGACGAAGAACTCCTTCGCGCCCAGCCACGCCTTGTTGAGCGCTGCGACGCCCTGCTGCCAGATGACCTTGAGCGAAAGCCACAAGATCTCGGCCGCGAGTGCGATATCGCCCGCGGCCAGCGCATCGGAGATGCCGCCGACGACCTTGCCGACCCAGTCTTTGAGTTCCGTGAACTTCTCGCCAAGCCATGACAGCGCCTCTCCACCCGCACCGGTGACGACCAGGAGCGTGCCGCCGAGCGCCACGATCGCGGCGATGGTCAAACCGATGGGCGAGAGGATCGCCCCGATCGCGGCCCCGATGAGACTGAACGCCGTGCCGATCCCGCCGATCACGGCGGCCACGATGCCCAGCGCTGTGCCGATACCGGAGATGATGTAGCCGAGCGCTATGATCGCGATGCCCGCGACCGCCACGGCAGCGGCCACTTTCAGTGCCCAGACCACTGTTTCCTTGTTCGCCTTCACCCACGCCGTGGCGCTCACGACGATCCGCGTGATCCGCTCGGTCAGGTCCTTGATGGTGGGCGCGAGCGCCCCGCCGATGGTGAACACGCCCTGCTTGAGGACTTTCCAGAGCGTGCCGAGCGCATCGTTGAGTTCCGCCGCGTCGCGGGCCGTCTCCGTGCTCACGGTGAGCCCGAGCTTGCGGGCCTGTTCCTGCATCTCGTTGATGCCCGCCGCGCCGGCGGCCATGAGCGGGAGCAACTTCGTCCCCGCCTTGCCGAACAGGTCCATCGCCATCGCCGCCCGCGCGGCGGGGTCCTGAATGCGGGAGATCCGGTCGGCCAGCAGCTTGAACTGCTCGTCGGGCGAGAGCTTTGCCAGGTCCTGCACCGTGAGCCCGAGCCGCCCGAGCGCCTCGTTCGCGCTCTTCGAGCCTTGCGACGCCTCGGTCAGCGTCTTCTGCATGATCCGCAGGCCGTTTTCGAGCGTCTCCATGTCCGTGCCCGAGAGATCCGCCGCGTAGCCGAGCTCGCTGAGAGCCTCGACACTGACGCCGGTGCGGGCGCTCATCTTGTCGAGCGCATCGCCCGAGTCGCTGAAGACTTTCACGGTGCCCAGCAGCGCCGTCACCGCCGCGACACCGATGCCCGCCATCTTGGTGCCGATGGACCGCAGTCCCGCGCCGAAGGCTTCGAGCTTCTTCTGGGCCGCCTTGAGTCCGGCCGACAGCTTGTCGCTGACGCCCAGCTCAATGAAGGCCCGCCCGGCTCGGATGCCCCGCGTATCGGCCACGTTGAATCACCCTTTCTTGATCGAGTTCCGCCAGAGCAGCGGCAGCTTGGGCCGCTCCTTCTCCAGCGCCGGGGCCATGTACGGCCGCGGCGCGATCTTGACCTTCTGCGACGTGAGCTTGCCACCCCTTCGCCGGAGCACGACGGCATGGCCGCCGTACTCCAGGACATTCGGAGCCTCACTCTTCTTGAATCCCACCGGCCCGACGACCACCGAGTCGTTGGGCTTGTCGTACCCAAAGAGGATGAGCCGACGCAGGCTGCCCTCGTGCGAATGGGGCGGCCCCCCAGCGGGAGCCGACCCCTTGCGTTTGCGGATGCTCGTCTTGGCCGCCGTGCGGATGAACGCGCCGGCCTTGCTGAGCACCTTCCGCTTGGCGTTGTCGACCGCCGCCATCACGACGTGGCGGTCGAAGAACATGTCCTTGATCCGCATGGTGATCACGCGCCACTCCCGCCCCCGACACCCGCACCGCCGGTTCCCGCGAAACCACTGCCCTTCTCCAGACCCTTGTTGAACGATGCTTCCTTCTCCTTGCGGAGTCGGCCAGACCCGATGAACAGACCGACGATGCCGGTGAGCGCGGGGAGCGCCGGCCCGAGCACGGGCAGGCCCGCGACGGTCGGCCCGACGGTGTCGAGGGCCGAGAGCGTGAGCTGTCCGAGCAGCCCGCGGATCTCGCCGGCCTTCTCGATGTTGCCTTTCCACTGAGCGCCGGTCGTCTGCGTGAGGTTGAACCAGTTCTGGTACTCAACCTCCGCCTCGTTGAGGCTCAGTGTCGACGGCAGGCCGGTGGTCTGCTGGATCGTGTTGGGTGTTTTCACCTTGACGATGTCGCCAAGGTCCAGCCCGGCGCACGATGCCAGCACGAGCGCCAGCAGGATTAGGGCTCCGAGGTAGACATAGTGACGGGTGGTCAGGGCTTTCATGCACGAGTCTCCTTGGCGACCTCCGGCATGCGGCGGTCGATGAACACGTCTTTGAGGACCGACACGTCAACCTTGACGGGTCGCTGGGGCTTGTGGAACGGGTCGAAGTCGGCTGGCTTGAGCAGGCGGAATCGCTTGGGATCGCGTGCAGTGTTGGCGATGACCGACATGACCGCGGCGGCGAGCGACCAGTCGTGGCGCTGGCGGCCGTCGAGCATGGCGACCATCTCCCGCAGCGTCAGGGGCCCGGGGTCGAGGGCAAGGGCTCCGGCGCACTGGTAGATGAACTTCCAAGCGTCAACGGCTCGGGGAGGGGGGTGAGGGGGGGCACCATCCGGTTCACGAGCTTGTCCAGCTCGCCCTCGCTGGTCAGCGTTTCGATCCGCTTCTCCGTCAGGTCGCGGGCCTTGTCCAGCACCCGATTTGTGGCCTGGAGCACCCGCCCGAGGTTGGCCCGGTCCCTCGGGCTCGGGCAGAAACTGATGAGTTCATCCAGCACGGCCTGCGTCGCCGCCTCGATCGCGTCACCCGCCATCGCCTTGCCGAACTCCTCATCGGAGATCTTCGCGGCGTCGGCTTCGGGCTTGCAGATCGCGTAGACCACGTCGCAGAGCAGGACGGGATCACGGATGAACTTCTCGATAAGCGTTCCTTCGATGACCTGCATGAGGTCGACGCCTGTGAGCCCGCGCACGCGCTTGAGCGTGGCGACGTTGATGTCCACCGTCCAGGTCCTGCCCGCACCCCCAAAGTTGTCCTTGAACTGCCGCATCCGTGCCTCCAAAGGAATGAAGAGAATCGCGTCTGTTGCACAGCGGTTGAACCGCCGTTGAATACCTGTTGAACCGAATCCGCTGCCGTGCTTACGAGCCGATCCATGAAGGCGCCGTCGCCGAGTAGGTCACCTTGGCGGTCACCGACACGGTGATGGCCTCTTCAAGAGCCTCGCTTCGGCTGAAGTTGGTGATCGAGAAGTCGGCCTGAAGCCCCTGGCCCGCGGCCGCGTCGAGGATCTGCAGCCCGATCGGGTCATTGTTGAAGAAGGCGTTCTTGATGGCGGTGAACCCGGCGTCGCCGGTGTCCCAGACCATTTCAAACTCGACGCTCGCCTCCTTGAGCGTGGCAACGGTGGCCCGCCAGCCGCTGTTGGCGCGGGTGGTCACGTCCGCCTCGCCGGCCTCGAGGTTGAGCGTCACGTCGCGCGTGTTGCCGAGTGCGGTCCACGCTCCCGCGCCTGCCTGGCCGCCCGTCTTGTACTTGAGGGCGGCTTCCATGCCGAGCTTGATTGCCATCGCTGACTCCTTTTACTCGGCGCTGTGGCCGACCACGAAGACTGTCTCGCCGCCCTTGCTCTTGACCAACAGGTCCGCCAGGTTCACCCGCTCGAAGTAGTACTGCGTGCCCGGCGCGACATCGATGGGATCGGTCTTGCCGTCGGAGAGCAGCAGGTCCTGCGTGTTCTTGTGCGAGGCCGTGAGCGTGAAGGTCGCCACGAGCTTCGTCGCCGACAACGGTTTGTCACCGCCGTCCAGATCGACCTTGAAGATGATGGCATTCCTCACGCACTACCTCCGCTCGCGGTACGTCACACTCAGAACACTCGTGAACACCCGGTGCTGCTCCAGTGCCTCGGTCGACACCACCGGCTCGTTGCTGATCCCGACCCAGGCCGCATCTGGGAAGCCCGGCAGCCGCTGGAACCGCAGGTGCTCCGCGATCGCTTCCACCAATGCCAGCAGCTCATCGATCTCTGCGTCGGCGTTGTCGGCAGGCAGCTTCTTCTGCACACCCACATCGACGACGTACTCGATGGCAAGGCTGTCGCGCGTGACCGGCGTCATCTGGAGCGTCCGGGGGACCACGGACACGCGGAGGCCCTTGAGGTCCTCCAACGTGAACGCCGGCTGGAACAGCCGCTGGGCGTTCACCGGCTGGCTGAAGGTGCCGGCGTTGATGTGCGAGGCCAGGGCATCGGCGATGGAGACGATGGTGCTCAGGGAACACCACCCTTCGTCGAGGAAAGACCGG